TTCAATCTCCCTCATATATCCTTCAACATAGTCTAGGCTATCACTTAAACCTTTTAGTGATAATTCGGCCGTTCCACGGATAGTTGGCCATTTACGGCTAAACATTGAGGTAAATAAAGTAACCAAACCCCCAACAGCAGCACCAAGCACCCCACCAGCCATCATGCCTAATCCAAGCATTGAAGCTGCAGCTCCACCAGCAGCTCCACCTATCCCAGCCAATACTTGTTGTTGCCAAAATCCCATCCCCCCTCTCAATCCAATCTGGGTTGATGGTATCCCTGCTGCACCAGCCCCAACACCTACCCACTCAACTCTACCTTTAAAAACTGCCCTCGCAATCTCTGCCGATACAATGGTTGCCGTGGCAATCATAGGATGTCCTGTAAACATGGCAACTGCTGCCCCAACACCGCCAACAGCTCGCCAAGGCTCCCCCCTTACCATCCCAGCAATGCCATATGCAGCGGTACCTAATGTTCCTAATAATCCACGAGCACCACCAGCCATTGAACGCATTGACTTAAGCCAATCAGTAATCATCTCTGCCAGAGCACTTGACAATGACCGTCTAATAGCAGCCCAAACACTATTTGCAAAATCCCTAAAAGAAGTAAACCCCTGCATAGCCTGGTCTAGAAAATCAGCAATATTTTGCCTTATCTCATACCAAACTGACAGGTATACCTCCTCTACCTCTCCACCACTCTTCTTAATCTCCTCATTAACCTCCCTAACTTTCTCTCCATATCTTTCCCAAGCACTTGTAATCCCCCGCACATAAGTTTCCTGTGAAATCATCCCTGCTTCTAACAGCTTATTTAACTTCTTCACCTCTTCCTGATATCGCTCTAGTGGGGTCCTAGTTGCTTTCCACACTGCCTCAGCCTGTTTTTCCATCTCCCCATAAACGCCCCTAATATCCTCAACGACCATCTCTGCTGCCTTTTCCAGCTTCCCCAACTCCTCTTTTCCTGTTTCCCCTGCACCACTTAAATCTGCCACCAATCCTTTAGTCTCTTTTCTTATACCACGGATATCTGCCACAATGGATGTTGCCACCTCTCTTATTTTAGCATCCAGTTTAACCTGTTCCATCTTTCCTTCTAAACCCTCTAATTCTTTTTTAATCTCCTCATAGGCACTCTTCCTCTTCCCTATCTCCCTAACATAATTTTCCAAATCCTCTGTAGCTTCTTTAATCACATCCTTATCTCTGCTAATCAATGCGAAGAACAAAGCCATAGTTTTTACTATGACAGTAAGAGAGTCCTTCAAAATCCTCACGCTATCAATAGTAATCCCAATAGCCTTAGCCGAGGCTTCCATGGCCCCTACAATGGCCTCACCTACTCTAAGTGCCCACTCATCCAGCTTCCCCTCTTTCTGTAGCTCCTGTATACGGTCATTCAATGCAGTTAGAAAAGCAGTTACCTCATTGTATGCACCCTGTTTCATGAGGGTATCTTGGAAGAGCTGCCAATAGGAACGCAACTCCTCAATCTGCCCACCCAAGGTAGACATCTGCCTCTGCATCATCCCACCAAATTGGTCACGCATATAACCTATAAAAACATCAATCACATCCTGCATATCCACTACACCAGCAGCAATTGCCTCATTCAACTTCTCTAACTCTGCCCGCCCTATGTTAAATCCACTTCTCAATGCATCCCCAACATTTACCCCAGCATTACTCAACTGCATCAAGTCCTGTGCCATAACCTTCCCTGTGGCAGCCATCTGGCCAAATGCATAAGCCAGACGAGGCAATACCTCTTTCCCCATAGCTGCTGCTGTATCACCAAGGGCAGTCATAGTCTCAATAGTGGGGTCAAGACCATATGCTTTTAGAGTCTTGTATGCCTCCATTACCTCATTTATACGGTATGGTGTCTGGGTAGCGAATTCCAACAACTCTTGAAACTTCTTATTCCCAGCATCTATCCCTTTTTCTAACACTTGTAACGTCATCCGATACTGTTCAAATGAGTTAGCTACCTCTACAGTTTGCTTAGCCACATACCCCAAGCCTAATGCGAGCAATGCCCCCCTAAGGCTAAATATCAGGCCAGTAACCCCCTTCATTCCTGTTCTTACCCTATCAATCCCCCTTCTCCATATACTCACTTCCCTAGTAGATTTCCTTATCTCCCTATTAAGGTTAGTAATAGCCCCTTCAAAATGTTTAACAACACCACTTGCCTTATCCTCACCAAGTAACACAAATTTAAGTGTCTTTTCAGCCATCTACCTCTTATCCTCTTCCTCTTTCTCCTGCTTAAGCATTATACTGGTCAACAAACAAAACCGCTCTATAAACTCTAATCGCCCCTCCACCCCAAACTCCTTCATAATGAGCTTTAACCCATCAACATTCAGTGTATACCCACCAAAGCCATTCTGCATTACAAGAAGGGGAAAATAGCGGACAAAGACATACCAGACAAAAGCATTCTCTTCTGTGGGATCTACCCACCCACACTCTTCACATGTGGGTCTAGGCCAACCCATTTCTCGCATCCGTTGGCACTTTTCACATGTCACTTCTACTCCATCTTTTATCCCTTGCTGTCTCCTCCGCTGCCACTCTGCAAATTGGATAAGTTTTTTTCCTGCTCCTCCTTATACTTACGGCAAAAATCCTCAAACTGGCTCATCACCATACGAGAGGCTTCTATCCATGCCACCCCTAGCATGGGATACCCCCTCTTCACCAAAGCTAGCTTATTTTCTCTTGTGCAAGGTAACTCTCTCTCTTTCTCATCCACCACCCCTTTCCAATCCTTCACAATGTAGTCAATCAAAGCCTCATTCAGTCCATCATTATCCACCTGGGTGGTGCGCTGAGTCTCCCTACGCCCCTGCACAAAAACTGTCTCTACCTTTTCTGTAGTATATCTCTCTCTCAGCTCACTATACACTTCATCAGTCAACGGGTTAATCAAAAAAGACACCTTATCCCGCTCATCTTTAGAGAATTCACCTAGCTCTGATTTATCAAACAGAGGGTCACTCGCCTTAATCCATACTGGTTCTGGTGTTAACTTAAATTTAATACCCATTACTATGCTCCTCCTTTCCTATCTATTTTACACTCCTCTCTAACCTAATATATCCCCAGACCTAGTATTCACCAGCGTAATCATAAATGGCTCAATACAAGGCATACCACTTGGAGTAGTCACACAAGCATCCAATTGCAAAGTCACTGTATGTCCTATCTTCCCGGGGCCTCCTACCGGTGCAGCCGCCGTGACAATTTTAGCCGAAGGGGCTTCTATTTTAAACATGTAGCTGTTAGCATCTGTGAAGGTGATATCCAGCTTCTGTAAAGTAGCACTGTTAATAGCAGTAGTAAAATCATTCATACTATACTTGTCAAAGGTCAGCTCCAATGTAGCAGTGGGGAAACCACCACCAGTTGGTTCACTGATATCATTATAACTAGCATCACGGTTCTCTTCCATTGGGCGGTCAAAAGTCAACCTAATAGTATGTGGATATATCTTATCACTATCACTTAGTGCAGCTCCATCTCTGGCATTCATCCTAATCTTAGCATTATCATCAAACACCACACAGTGATACCTATCTGGATAGGTCACATTGGCTATTGTATCTGTACTGTTTACTTGGCTCTCTGTCTCCCATTTATTACCAGTGCAGTTGAACTCTATTGTAACAATCTCGCCCACTGTGGCATTGAGGGTAAAACCAGTAACCTTGAGACTGGGAATCTCCCATACCTTATCCGTCTTCTTTTTAATCACAAATGTTCCAAACAATCCATCATTATTTGGTGCAAGTCTAATTGCATGTCCCCACTTATCACTTCCACTGCTGATACAAGTAGGGGTAGATGTAGAGCCCATTCCGCAAGCAATCAGCTTATCCAGCCCCATATACCGCATGTTTGCACTCAGCGTTCCTGAAGGCGGGGGGTAAAAAGTATCAATCCGCTCAGTAATAAAGTTCACCCCCAGTGACTCATCTGCAATAGGTGTCCGTCCAATATCCCCTAGTGCCTCATTAGTAATCAACACTCCATCACCACTTCCACACTCCACTGCCGTTCGCCAACTAGTCGCCTTCTTAAATGCTGCTATAATCTCTCTTCCTGTTATTGCTGCCATTCTCTTTCACCTCCTATAACTTCATTCATATCTCTAATAGTTATTAAGGAAATTAAGCCCAAAAATTTATAGAAAAACAATGAGTTAGAACCTTGCTTTTTAAAGCAGGGATACAGCCTAAAAAAATTATTCTTGCTTTTTAAGTTAATATAGTTTAAAAT